TCAGTCTAACACTTTTGGGCAACTTGGGGGTATGCTTGCTCAAAAGTTTAATCCCGAAGGAGTTGCAAATCGTAAGTTTCAGCAGCTGATTCAGAACAATCCCATGATTCTGGATCAGTTTGCGAATATGGACCCTGCGCAGCGTCAAGCAATGGCAGAGGGTTTCGGCTTCAAGGCTCCTCCGGCTTCGCTGATGAATCTTCCCATGGGTCCGCAGGCCAAGGCTCGCAAGGATGAAGAGGACTTTATTAACTCACTTTCTCCTGAGCAAAAGGTTGAATATCAGTTCACACGTCGCGGACTTTTGCCTCCAGCCGACAGAGACTACAAGAAGAAAATCGAACAGATTCAACTTGATAAGCTTACAGATGATGCCGGACTCTCCAAGATTCTTAATGCAGAGCGCACTCGCGCCATTCAGCAGATCGAAGCGTATCGCAAGGCGAATCCAAACATTGATGTCGGAGGTTTGACGACTCGGCTTCTGAACAATCGTCTCGCTCCCGGAGATGCTGAACAGATTCAAGTTCTTCAGCAAGATCTTGGTCCTGCGTTCAATACGATTCTGGAGATGGGGAAGTTCACCGCGCAGAATCGTATGAATATGGCGCTTCGCGGAGCGGGCGTCAGGGATGACATGTATCGCATCGCAATGAGTGCGCTTGAGTCTGCGCGCAAGGAGTACAACGATGCGAATGATATGCTTTCTACTTTTGTACGTTCGTATCCGCTTGCTGGAACTGCGCCTGAGATGTTCTTCGAGAGCAATCCCAGCGCAAAGGCTCAGTACGATGCGATCCTATCCCGCATCCAAGATGCCAAGTCTCGCTTCGATTCCTACCTGCCTGCTGTGCGTGGCTTCATGAAGAAGGAGATGGGAATTGATATTCCTGACATCGTGACTGAGCCTCCTCCAAGTGCTGGTACTGCGGGTGAAACTCCTGAGCAACGCCGCGAGAGACTCAAGAAGGCAGCAAGGGGTATGTAATGGGAACTTCCATTCAACCACAGCTTGAAGACGAAGATGCGATGATTGATCGTATGATTGCCGCTGGTGCAACAGACGAGGAAATCACAAGCATCCTTCAAGAGCTTCGCGCAAAGCAACCGTCTGCCATGTCGCGCTTCATGCGCGGCATTGGCACGGGTGCGAAGTCCGTGATGATGAAGATGGCATCCCCTTCTGCTGGTCCGGGTGCCAGACCTACGACTACATTCGATCAGATCCGAAAGGAACAGAAGCAGTTCGAAGCTACTCGTCCTACGCCTGAGCAACTTGGCACCGCTGGAAAGATCGGAGAATTTGTCGGTGAGGTTGGTGCTGGCTTGCCGATTGATCTTGCTATCAGCGGTGGTCTTAGCGGACTTGGCCGTGCGCCTATCGAGAAGCTTATTGGTCCTGCTTCGAATGCTGCTACGAAGTTCTCTGCTTTTCTGCGAGGTGCAGCGGCTGGTGTTCCCGCAAACGTAGCGGCTGGCGTTGCAACGACTGCGATTGTTGATCCCGAAGCTGTCGCTACGAAGGAAGGCCTTGCGAAGACGGCTGCATTCTCTACGCTGGGAACTCTCTTCGATGGGTTCTTCGGAATCGCGGCGCGTGGACAAGGAATCGCAGCTCTCGCAGAGCAAGCTAAGACGAGTCGCACGTCTGCTCGGGATCTTGCGAATCGCATTGATGCGTTCATGGAGAATTACAACTCCATTCTCGCTGATCCTTTCAGTCAGATCAAGCCGAAGCCGCTAGGCATCGTCGTAGAGGAAGGGCTTGGCATCCGTGAGATGAAGCCTGTTCGGAAGGGAAGACTGATTCCGAACTCCGAAGATGTGCAAGGTTATGCTGAAGAAATTGCTGCGGATATGGCGCAGCGCGAAGAGCTTACAAAGAGAATGATGAGCATTCTTGATAACATGAAGCGCGGTACTCATACTTCGAAGCAAGTCGAAGAGCTTGCTGCCGTGATGGCGAAGCATGATGGTCTGAGCTTGAAGATTTCTGAAGATATTAATAAGCTTGGCATGTCTGCCGAAGAAGTTAGGAATCTCATTCTCGGAGGCACGAAGACTACGCCGCGTACCGTTATCAAGACGGCAGGGCAAGTCAAGCCGAACATGGAGAATCCTGATCTTCGTGTTCTCAATCCTGCCATCGAAGAAGCTACGCCACGCAAGGAGACTTTCAAGGTTCGTCCGGGAGCTTCGGTTCTTCCGAACAATCCTGCAACTCCTGGCGCTGGTACAGAATCTCCATATGCGTATATCGCTCCAGATCCAGATGCAGACGTTCTCGCTCCAGTCGTTGCTACAAAGGTCCAAGGAACAGGCAATCAGTTTGCAGGCTTGACTCCGGCGCAGCAGAAGATCGCAGAGCGCATCGACTTCGGAAACAAGGACGTCGCGGAGATGGAGAAGAACCAGCGATACTTGCTGGATACTTGGTGGAAGAGAGCAGACTTTAAGCTCAAGGACTTCCTGCGTCCTCTGAAGGAAGTGAACGAGAAGGTCGATGAACTTGCCGGAAAGTTCTTGCATCTTAGCATCAAGCAGCAAGGTGCTATCAATGATGCAATCTACATTCCAGATGGGCAAGGTGGATATACGCGAGGAGCAGAGTCTCTTCTTCCTATGGCTAGGCGTCTCGGAGGTGATCCTGAGAAGCTGATGAAGTTCCAGCTATACGCTCATGCTAGGCAGACGACTTCTGGGATTCTGACTCCCTTCGATGAAGAGGCTTCAGCGACTGCGATTCGGGAACTTGAGCAGCAGTTTCCGGATTTCAAGGATGTGTTTGATAATATGCACATGCCTCTGGTTGCTGATCTTCTCAAGATGGTTGATGGCTATGAGTTGATGAGTCCTCAAGTTCTTGAGAAGCTTACGCGGAATCCCGAGTACGTTCCTCTGCTTCGTAGCATCTTCGCGGATGAAAGTACAACTCTTACGCGGAGAACTAATCCTACCAGTCAGATCAAGGTTGAGGATTATTGGCATGCCATGATGGCGAATATTCGTGGCATGGTGCGAGCGGGGGAAAGAGTGCAGGTTCTTCGTGAGCTTGCAAGAGCTAGGAAGGCTGATGATAGTCTTGCTGGTGCAATTGACTTCGTAGAGTATCAAGCTCCGGAAGGATTCGAAGACGCTATGTCTACTCTTCCGGATGATATTCCTGAGCAAATCAAGGATGCTCTCGCTAGAGCTTTCGCAAGGCAGAAGTCCAATACATACTCCTTCTTGATGGAGGGCAAGCGCGTTTCGATGCGCGTGAATGATGAGATTCGTTCCAGCCTTGACTTGATGCAGTATAGCTTTCCGAAGGTCTACGATCCTCAGAATGCTACGAAGGTGGAGAAGTTCCTCGGCGCTCCTCTTCGTGCGACGGCAAGCGTCGAAAAGACTGCGACGAATATCTATTCTATCTATCGTGACTTGTTTGGCTTTGGTGTCCCTTTGGACGCTGCGGAAATTGCAGTCAACGCTTCGGCTCGGGGCTTGAAGTTCAACGCCTTGATTGATCCGGTGAAGGGCTTCTTTGCTTTGTATCGCGGAGATCCATTCATCAGAGATCTTGTCGGACACGCTGGCGGGCTTGGCTCTCGCTATGCAAATCCGATGGCCGAGGAAGCAGGACGCAGCGCAGATGACTTGTTCCGCTCTGCGAAGGCAAGCGGCATCAAGCTTCGCATCATGAATCCAAAGCAGGCAATGGTCGAGTTTGCGGGGAATCTTTCCAACGCATCTCGCGCAGGGCTTGCTCTTCGGAATAGGGATCGTCCAATCTCTGAGCTTGCTACTATTTATAATACAATTCTCGGTGACCCTGCAAGGACTGGCGCTGCTCTCGGTTCTCTTGCAAAGTACACCGGCTTCATGAACTATCCAATTCAGGCAACGTCGGCGCAGCTTTCTTCTCTTGCTAAGGCTCCTCAGAACCTTGCGTTCTTCCTTGCAAGGGCTGGCGGACAGCTTATTGCTCCGACGCTTGCTCTGAGTTATCTCGGCAAGGATGATCCTGACATCATGAAGATGTCTAATGATCCAAGCGGAAGACGCTTCATGTATCTCAGAAATCCTTTTGATGACGCGGAGCTTCTTGCTATTCCTAAGCCTCAAGGCCCTGCGGGTGTGTTGTTCGTCACGCTTCCTCAGATGCTCATACAGGAGCTTAAGGATTCAGGAAACAACGATGTGCTTGAGCAGGTGGGCAAGGCCGCTGTTCAGTCTGTGATGCCGAACTTCGTTCCTCTTACTTGGAATCTTGGCATCTCCCTTGCTACTGGAAAGAGCATTAATACTGCATCTCTGGGATCTATTGATATTACTCCGGAGTCTCGGCAAGGCTTGGTGCCTGAGATGGCTGGCCCTTCCAATACGCTGAATGCCAGCAACGCGTTGGCGCAGCTTAGTGGAATTGATGCTGGAAAGTGGGAGAGAATCTTCCGCACTTTCTTGATCGGTACTTCGTATGACATCGTGCAGAATATTGACTACAAGCTCGGAGAAGGGAAGGGCGTTCCGCCTCGGGCGAATCCTTTGCTTAGTGTTCCGGGCATTCGAAGAGTCGAAGCTTCGACGGCAGGAAGTAGGTACGTCGGAGACTTCTATGAAGAGTATGATAAGGTCAGCAAGGCTATGCGTTCCTTCAACTATTCCGTGAATAACGGACAAGCAGAAGGAGCCGTAGACATCTATGATCGGTACAAGGATGACATGATCAAAGCTGCACAGCTTGAGCCTTACTTCGCCTCTATGAGAAACCTAAACTCTCAGATCAACTTGATTCGTATGAATGAGTTTCTGAGCGTAGATGAGAAGCGAGAAGAGCTTGATAGGTTGTACCGGCTTCGCATTGATGTTGCAAAGGAAGCAATGCAAGGCTACAAGAAATGAAAAGGCCCTCCTCTGGATTTCTCCGGGGGAGGGCTTTTCGTTTTACGCTTCGCTCCACTTCGCTATGTTTCCGTTTTCTAGAGGCTCCGGCTCTTCTACCATGCAGTACAGAAAGATGAGAAGTCCAATGAAGACTGCAATCGTAAACGCTAGAACCTTCCTCATACCTTAACCTCCGCTTGGAATTCAGGAACCCAGAAGTCGAAGTCCTTATCTCCCTTCTCGTATCGCTCCTTGCACATGAGCATCTTTGCATCGACAGCGAATTGAAGAAGATCGTTCAGCATCCTAGGCTCTGCACTGTGCATGAAGGAACGGATCACTTCGGAACGAGGCACGACGTTCTTCGTGAAGAAGTTCATCGTTCGCACGAATGCCACAATCTTGTCAATCTCTGTTGTATAACGGTTCTTACCGACACCAGTGAAGATCTTTTCAAGACCCGGCTCCGTGGTTTCGATGGCGTGAACTCCGAAGGCCCAGTCTTCTGCTGTGATAACAAGCTCATCCTTAGTAGCAATGCTGTGTATCTGGGCGAGCTTCGCCACATGGGTTTTCTTTCTGTTGAGGTATCCGCCGAGCTTGTCATTCTTCAGAAGATGCTGAGGGTGAGACTTCTCACTCCACTCCTTTGCGGCCTTGAGTCCTTCGTCCGAGAAGGAGAACTCTCCAGCAAGCTCCTTGGAGATATGAATCAAGTCAAGGAGGAGATCCTTCTCCAGCTCTGCGAAGGGTCCGACGACATCATCGAAGAACATCTTGTTGAGACGAGGACCATCTTCATACACGAAGATCACGCGAGACGCGAAGCCTCCAGTGATGACTCCTTCCGGCATGTTATCCGTGATCCAACCCGGAGTCGTAGCGGAGAAGAAGTTGATGCAAGGCTTCTCAAGGAATGCTGTGCCGTGACTCTTCGTAGCTGCTTCGTAGTTCATACTTCCATCAAACATGGAAGTGAAAAACTCATAGATACCACCACGATCCTTTCCGGCCTTTTGGAAGATGTCTGAGAACTCTCCGATAACCAGATACATAGAGGCATCGGTTGCTTGCTGAAGCTTCTCGATGATTGCTTCCTTTGTGAATACAGAAGGTCCGGACTTGATACCGTCCACTTGATCGAGTAGGACACGGGAACCGTTGTCGATTGTTGTGGTCTTTCTTGCGCCCGGAGGGCCGACGAACATCACATAGAGATAAGGATAGCAGGACCAGAGGCCGAGATATTTCTTAGGAATCCAGATGCGGCGACGAACAGCAGAGGATAGAGTAAAGATTCCAGACCAGAAGACGTAAGATTCAGGAGCGTCCGTGCGAGGAAGAATGTAGTCTCGGTAAGTGAGGAGCCAGTTTTCGCATCGACGCTTTGACATATATCATGTTCTCCACTTTTCCATCTCTTTCCAACGCTCGCCTACTTCGGCATCGACTGGGATAGTGAAAGTCTCGCCTTTAATAACCAGAGGTCGTCTGAGGAGAGATACCACTTGATCAACAATCTCTCGTGTAAGGGCCGTAGGAACTTCAAGCATGACAGAGTCATGTGCAGTATTGACCATAGCAATCTCTCCTTTGCTTGGTAATACAATATCTTCATAGATAGCAATGTTTCCTCCGCGTATGCCAAGCTCAGGTTGGATGGCTCCGTGCATATGATCTGCGACGGTGCTTTGTGGTTCGAAGGCCGTCATCTCTTTCTTCAAGTCATCTCCATAGATTCCCCAGAACTTGCGCCGGAATCCGTAGACTGTTTGCATAGTGCGCGTCGTGCTTGCGATATAGTCGATCTCACTCCACCAATTTTGCAGATTGAAGGTGCCAAGCCACTTAGCGTGGAATCGCTTCGCATCTGCAACGGAGATGGAGATCATGCCTTCTTTGTTGATGAACTCCGCGATCTTGAATGGACCAGTACGATAGTTCCCTGCGTGGTTCATCTTCTTTCCGACGTATCGTTGCTCTTCGGAGATGAGCCCTTCATACTTCTTCTTGCCGGGGATGTTGGCATCGAAGGGAATGTCGAAGATGCCTGTCGCAGAGAAGGAATGAATGTCTCCTCCTGCAAGTTCTCTCTTCATGTTGGGATCGTTAGCAAGGTACGCTACGACCCAAGCCTCTGCGGCAGAGAGATCGAAAGCACACAGCGTCTTCCCCTTCGGAGCAACATACATGGAGCGAATAGCAAGCTTCTTCATGGAGTACGAGGTTCAGCGTCTGTGTATTCTTCTAGCTTAGAGAGATACCAGATTGCCTTCTGAAGATCTTGGTTCGCCTTGCCCTTCTTCTCGTAGCGCCAGAGATACTTCATAGCGTTACCCTTCAAGTATCCCTTGAATGCAACAGGCGTCATGGATGCTTCGATGGCGTCGATACATTCGATGACCCCTTCCGTGTAATGCGGAGGATGGTACACGGCTTCGTTCATACGCTCTCTCGTGGAATGGTTTGTCCGTTCAAGCCTGTGTTATCGTACCAAGATCCTGCGCTCCAGCGTCCAGTTTCCGTGCCCCAGAACTTATACCAAGAGCGCACTCTTCCATCCGGAGAAGTCTCAACGTCGACGTATGAAGAGATAAGCTTCTCGTTTCCACGGATACGGAGGATGAGCTTCAGCGCAGCGAGCTTCACTTGCCAAGGTTGACGACCTGCTTCCGTCTTGAGATCCTGGATCTTCTTCTCTGTGAAGGAGAGGAGAGATACGATGGAGTCTTCGCCGGAAGTAACTCGTCCTTCGGATGTCGTCTTGATAGGAAGACCAAGCTTATCGTACAAGAAGTCATTCACCTTGGCATGCTGAGATACCTTGAAGGGCTCTATCTTGTACATGTTCTGGATGCCGATGAAGACCATGTAATCTCTATCCAGCTTGTCGGCTACCGTAGTCTTGAGTTCAGCGCGACGAGCCTCATCGACAAGCATACCAGTCGTAGAGAAATGCTTGGCAAGAGGAACCTGCTTCATCTTGTATTCATAGTATGTACGAGTCGTCTCGTCGAACTCAGCTTGTTGACCTGCTTGAACTTGCGCCGTGGCTACGACATCCTTGCAGTTGTAGATGCCAAGCTTCATGCGGTCGATGCGGTCAGAGGATTCCTTTCCGTCGTCCTTATAGTAGTTGATGTTCGTATACATGGACGTACAGTAGTCAAGACCGATGGGAAGCTCAGGCTGCAAAACGTGCTGCGCTACCATCGTGTCGTAGTCCCATCCCTTCACCGTGAAGCCATTCTCTTCTAGCATGATGGTGTCGAACATTCCATTGTGGAACGTCTTAGGAATGTCAGACTCTAGAAGCAGAGAGACTACTCTTCGGAAGTTTGGTCCGATTGGATTGGACTCGTAGTTTCCGTCGTTGAAGATGCAGACGGCATCTCGGTCGGACCATGCGAATCCGATGCATCGGATGTAAGATGTGTACTTCTTGGTTTCGATGTCAACATAAAGGCGCGGCGCTGCGAGAAGCGTCGGAAGTAGGCCTTCCAGTTGGTATACATCTGGGTCCACGATGAAGTTGAAGTTAGGCTCCGTCCATCCATGCTTCGCAATGTGCAGCGCCTTCTCGATGTCCTTCAAGAAAGCTGGTCCGTTTGAAGCTTGAAACGTGACGAGGCTAGGATGAATCGTCGGCACGACATACATGCTCTTATACTTGTATACAGAGCCACGATGATTCTCGATGCCATCGAAGCCTAGCAGGAAGTCCATCGCACGGTTTCCCATGGGAATGAGAACCTTGTGCTTGCAGGTTGCAAGGTAAGATTTGAGTTCCTTGCATCCTTGTTCGAACTGCCATGTCGTGTGTGCCTTACGAAGATCGTTCTTCGCAGGCTGGTAGTTCATGAGGTTGCCGAGACGAACTTGTTCGCGTGTCAGGCCTAGCGAAGACAATGCGATGTCGAACATCTCGCCATGCTTGCCTTGCATCTGACGTTGTGCAAGATCTTCGGACGTAGAAGGAGACTCTCCGATGAAGAAGAGTTCTGCATCTTCTGGTCCTTCATGTGGAACGAGGCGGTCGGAGACTAATTTCATCGAGTTGTTTCTTGAGGGTTTGCGCGTAGGAACGGGCGACGGAAGCTTGCGTTTCCAACTTGCTGATCTGTTGCTTTAGATGCGCTATCTTATCCAGTAGTTGTTCACGCTCTGCAAGCATAGATTCTATGCGCTTACCTTCTTCGTATATCAAGTTATCCGTCTCAGCCCAACGCGCAGCGAGCTGCATCAAAGTTTCGTGGATGTCGAGAGTCTTCTTCTTCACTCTTGAATGAAGCGAGAGATGTAAGGAAAGAAAGGATCAATGGCTTCGGCGCATCTCGTTGCGAGGTCGCGATGTTCCTTCTGCGTAGAAGGATCTGTGCGGACTTCGATGTAGTGTATCCAGCTACGCAGAGAACCCGAGACGAAGAGCCGAGATTCCGTCATGCCTTCGGGCAAGATGGCGCGAGCTACTTCCTTTGCGATGCCCATGTTTAGGGCTTCTTCGTAGTATGTTTGTATAATATTTTCTGTGGCTTTCTGTATGCTGTGCCAACCCTTCTCAGTCATCTGATCCTCCGCAGGAAGCGAAGACTGGCGATTATTGCTGTCCTGTATGCGCGCCTCACGGTAGTGCATCGGAGCATCCTGCGCGGCGTAGCGTTGCGAGAACTCTTGAAAGGAAAAGCTACGATGCCGAAGAAGCTGACGCGCAATGTCACGGGTCGTCGTGATGTCCATGACAATCGTGACCATCTCGAATGGGGACCAATGCTTATGTTCGATGAGATAGTTGATCAGCCTCTCTCCGTTGAGTCCTTTTGCTTGAGACTCTGGATTAGAGATGCGAGCGCAGTACACGACTTGATCTGTGAGAGTCATGTCCTCGCCAGCAAGGTTCGTAGGAACTGAGAAGATGCGAGCGGAGTTCATGGCTTCGAGGTGAAGTAGATGAATGCAAACCAAAAGAACGCGACGATGAGAATCGTAAAGACGAAGGATGTTTGCGTCATGTGCCGAACCTCTGCTCAAACTTCTGCTTCATCTCAATGACGCGGGGCATGCGTTGATACGCATCGCGGAGGATGAGCATCGCTGCTTCGGCGGGAGCTTCTTCGTATGTATCTCCCATGAGGAGAAAGAGCCCCGGAATCTTCGTCGTAGGAGGAGTGACGATTGCAATGACTGCAATTTCCTTCAGCATGATGAGCTTGTTTCCTTCGTCCGCATCGTTCACTACCATGCCGGAATACGGATTGAACACAACATAATCTCCGACTTGCACATCCCTAACTTCAGGTCCAACAGACTTCACGATTCCTTGATCGCTTCGATCCTTCGTGGATTCGGGACGCACGATGAGGGAAGATCCATACCAAGTATCAGGATCATCCAAGGCTGCGACGAGGATGTTATCGCGGAGTGGGATCAGCATTGTACTTGAGGTTGAGTTCGGAGATGCCGAGTTCGTAGAGGGCTGATGCTTCCTTACGAAGTAAGGCTGCGATTGTTTGGTGAAGCTGAGAAGAAGCGTGGTTAATTTCTAGATGCGTCGCCGTAGTACAGATAGAAGACGCGGTTGCAAACCTGTCTGAGATTATATTCTGGAGCGTGTTCTCTCTGGTGGCGTCTGCCAAGTTCGTATGCCTCGTAAAGAAGTTCTGATTGAAGCCTCATGATGGAAGCGCGAACATCCTCGGGAAGAGATTCCCACGCTTCTACATCATGGAGTGACGCGGACTGGACGCGGAAGTTCTGCGGCATCTGCGATCCTCTGGAGTTTGAGTTTGCGAGCTTCGCATTGTTCGATCTGTAGTTGCAAGTCGCGGACGCGCTCATCCAGAAGATCCATCTCTCGGAAGATATGATCCTGAAGGATACGTTCGATGTTTGTTTCTAGGACTGGGGATGTCACGGGTCTACCTTCCAATGAATGTCAAACACCACGCGCATGGCCCAGCGCATCAGCCAGCGTGGACGGCGGTACATGGGAATTTTTGTCGTGATGCCGTGGCCGTGTTCCAGTACCCAGTATCCGTCAGGAGACGGCTGCTTGCGAAACGTGATGGTATGTGCTGGATGATTGATGTGCCGCTCCTCGCGCTTCATGCGCCCTCCCCGTCGATGGCGCGAAGGGTGGGGCAGGGGTGGTAGCGTAGATCGCCATCGTCATCTTGGCATTGGGCGCACAGCACCAGCGTCCCCCACCCAATCGGCTTGTAAATCGGAACGTGCAGCGCCCGCACCCGCTCGATCGCAGCGTGGAGCTTCATGTTCTCGTCAACCACTCGCGCCACGTCATCGCACGATGCGCTGCGGTACTCGGGCAGGATGTCGCGGGCTTTGGCTGCGGTGTCCGGCGTGTTTGCCATTGCCACCACGCCACACGCAGCAAGCCGCATCTGCTCCCGCTCCAGCCCGGCGCGGAGCCGGTCGATCTCCTGGAGCAACACCCAGCCCTCCCCAGTTGCGAGCGTAGAAGTAGGGTAACGCCGCACCCATTGCTCGACCCGCTGGAACTCGAAGATGTAGCTCATGCGCCTTCCTCCTCAGCTTCGTGGGCCAGCCACAGCGCGGCGAGGGCGCGGGCTTCGAGTTCGATGCCATACGGATATGCAAGGCCTCGTCCTATATGTTGCTCAAGGCGCTCGCGCATCTTTACAGAGAGTGGACGGTCTATCTGAGATTGGAGGTATAGCTTGTGCGCGTCATAGCACAGCTCAAGCCTTGACCACTCCCCCTCCACGATCCGTCGCGCTATCTCGCGCCACGCCTCGGCTTCCGTCATGCTTCCTCCTCTATGATGGTTTGTACTACACAGCCCCGGTGAGAATCGAACTCACGTCCTCGCATCCAAAGTGCGCTGCACTACCATTGTGCTACGGGGCAAAAAGCGGAAGGGCTTAACGTAGGAATGTGCGTTCGTGGCCCAGAGGGGGACATTCCTTTAGTGAGCGAGGTAAGTACACCGACAACTCTTGTCTCACAACGCCGTCAAGCTTTCATAGCAGGGGCACGGGTGCGATAACGAAGGCAATACTGACGGTTTTCCGTGCGTACTATATTCCGCTGTGTTTCTCTGTGTTACTTACTTAGAACGGGCGGCAGCCCTTGTAGTTCTGGTACTGCTTATCGCCCTGCGTACGGATGTCCACGTTCACGATGAGACGAGACTTCGCAAGATCCGTGTACGCAGAACCAAGGACGCCATTCTCCGTGTCGATGGAGAGATCAAGATCCGCGAAGTTCGTACGGAACTCGTTGTCCGCTTCGTCCGTGCCGGGACGAATACCCTTGCAGCACATCACGAAACGAAGCAGACGATCAAACGAAGTCTCGTCGTCGCCAACGATGAAGTCCACGTTAATGAGCTTGCCAGCGAACTCCGCATCGCCCGAAGCATCGGAGATGATACGCGTGGAGAAACCAACCATGTGCATCGTCTCACCAGCGCGCTTGCCGTTCTTGATCTCCACGGCACGATACTTCGCGGAGAGAACTTCCACCTCGTACTCGTTAGCAGGAGCGATGAAGATACGCGAAGAGAACTTGTCGAGATTCGGCTTGAAGATAGACATGAGTAGACTAGAGAGAAGAAGTAGTTTGCCACTTGTGAATGCGAGAGAACACTTCCTTCGCCGTGATGTCACGCTCCGGATTCTTGAAGAGTCCACCCCAGCGAGTCTTCGCCATGATGCCCCCTTCTGATTCCGTAACGAACTCACGCTTCACGTTTGCGCCAGTTCCCACAGTACGAATATACCATACCATATCGAAGATTCCGGGCATGGCATCTGGCGTGTCAGTCCCCGTGAAGAGGGGCTTCACTGCGATTACGTTGTTTGTTCCCTCCTTGCGATAGAGTCTTTCGTGCGCGCAGACAATGCAGTTCTTTCCTTCGGAACGAAGTCCATCCGTCATCTGCCGAAGGAAGGATTCGACGAGTCCCATCTCTGTGCCGAAGTCTGCAAGAGTTGGAATTACGATGTCCTTGAACTTGCCTGACTGCGCGTTGCCTGAAGTCTTAGACTTTCCAGAGAGTCCGTTCAGTTCGATTGCCTTGTTTCTTGCAGCAATGCGCGTGGAGTTGATGTCGTCAATCACGATGCCTGACCAATCATTCTTGGTAGCAGGCGCGAGAAGAGAATCAATCTGGTTACGCAAAGCATCGAACATCTTCGGCATGGTAGGAGTATCATCGGGATGAAGTTCCACGATGAAAGGATCGGTTCCTACCTTATCCTTGAAAAGCTTTGACTTCAAGGTGATGATGCCGTTACGATCTGTCATGACAATCCAATCATCTCCGGCTCCTGCGGACCAGAAAGTCTTACCCGTTCCGGCTGCTCCGTAGAGCATCATGCAGGTTCCTTCGATGTGCTTGTCTTCGGAGATTCTTTTTAGCATCGTCTATTCCTTGATCTGTTGTTGATCAACTTCTTCATGCTTCCAAGGTTGCAGAAGGTACTGCGTCTTGAGCGTGTTCTCCATCGCCGCTTCGGATGGCTGAGTGCAGACTTGGCGGAAGTCACAGAAGGAACAAGAGACTTCGTGCATAGGCCACATGTCTTCATCTCTGCACATTCCCATCTGCTTATGAATGAAGACTTGATCGTCCACCCACTTCCGAACTTGCAGCATGGTGCGGGAAGATGGGACGCCTTGCACATCCGGGCCTACGGTCTTCGTGTTGTAGATGACGGTGAAGAGAACTCCGTCGATGACGCGATTCGGATAACCGTTCTCATCGAGTCCATGTTGCAGGACGGATGCAGCGTAGATGTAACGGATAGCCTGATCGTTTGGCTCAAGTCCTTGCTTGAAGTAAGTGAGTTGCTTCGAGCTTGTCTTCCAGTCACGAATCCAAGTGCGTCCGTTCCACTTGATAAGCTGATCGAATCTTCCTCCGATGGAGATGCCATCCGGAAAGAGGATGTTGAATGGCTGTTCGATAGCTTCTACCTTGATGACTCCATTCTTCGTCTCATCTTGCCACATCTTCAGAAGCTTTGCAAACGTAGCGATGAGGCGTTCGCGTGTCTGAAAGTCGAAGGTAGGATTCGTTGAGGACTTGAAGATAGGAAGAGCCGCTTGCATCGCTGCCCCCGCATCGCCCGTTTCGTAGAGCTTCTCCAGATACTTATGAACAGAAGAGCCCCACGCGAAGACGCTTTGCCACTTTCCTTCCGGTGCGGTTCTTCCCAGGACCATGCGATAGAAATACTTTCGAGGACATTCCTTGAAGCACTTCGTCGCAGTATGATCCATGTTCTCTGGTTCGAATCGTGGAAGATTCGGGAGAAGCTTTCTTGTCATGACTGTATCTTCTCTTGGATTCTGTTAAGGATGTCATCGAGTGAACCTTCCTCGCGCTCCGCTTCCTCTCTAAAGAGTTGAAGAAGAGTAGAAAGAACTAAGGAGATCTTTCCAGTTGGGAAGGTTTCGTAGAACCAGCGAGTGTCTGAATCGGATAAAGCTACGTTCGTGATTGATCGCGCAGGGTTACGAGGCCGAGACATAGTATTGCTGGTAGATGGGGATGGGATTCTTATTCTCGTCGAACCCCTTCCCATGCTGAAGCAACGTCACGCCGTCGTGATGCCGAAGCCATGCCGCCATCGCAAGAGCGCAGACAAGATTTGCACCGGAGAGGAGAAGGTAATCATTCTCCGTTGCAGTCTTGGCGTAGTTCTCGAAGGTCGTCAGCGTTGACTGGTAGTTCTTCGCAGGAATGTAGCCCGAAGTCATGTAGATGATTTCACCATACGCTTCGGCGGAAGAGTAGTCGAAGTTGACGTTGTGATTCGTGACGTAAACCTTTGGCTTCATGTGAAGATCCGGAGTCGGCGGTTCATGAGAATAGAATACTTGTAGCCACGGCGATTGAGGAAGTTGATAAGCGCCGAGGTTTCAGCATTCAAGGGATCTGCGAGATACTTCTTTGTCTCTTCGGAGAGATTGTCGATGAGAACTTGCACGGAGATGGGGTTCTCCATGAGGAGATGTTGCGTAAGCTCCGTGTCAGACATCTCCAAAGCAGGGCCATCGCCGGGATGCACGGAAGGATCTTGCACGATATTGTACATCACGGAGGTTTCAGGCGGCTTCTCTCCGACGTGCATCGTGAAGTTCAGCTTACGGCTAGGCTGGAAGTTGATCTCCAATCCGTTCGAACGCTTGACCATCCAGAACCTAGAGTTCCAATCTCTGCGGAGCATACTCTTGTACAGAGTGAGATTGTTCTTCAAGGTTGTAGGCGCAGAGCATTCGATGAAGATCATCTTGCGATCTGCTTGCTGCTTCTCTAGCTCTGTGTCAATCGCCTGTGCGATTGGTTGGAGATTCTCTATCGTCCCTACGCTGAGTCGTCCCATTGTTTAGAAGTAGTTGATGTGAGAGTTCAGCCGTTGCGCGAAGACGCGGCCAGAGGTCAGGGATAGCGTTTGATGTAAGGAAGATTCCAGTAGACATAAGGATTGCACCGAGTTCGTGCAGCTCCAAAGCTGGAAACTTATCCTTTGCGTATCGTGCAATGTCGTCCGCGATTGCAGGAAGATCAGATTCCTGAAACACCTCGCGCCTCCTTCTGCTTGATGCGCTTGTATTCGATGAGTGCAAACGCAACAGCTTCAGGAGTGGAGCGACATTGCACTCCGTTGGAGTTGTATGCTGCTTGATGCGTGGTGATGTCAGTCAGGATGTCGATGACATGTTCGACGGGACGATCTTCAAGTGCAAGGTTGACGAGATGCGAAAGAGCATACGCCCACCCTGCAATAGAAGTGCCAGCCTTTCCGATAGTGATGGAGATGGTGATAGGATTCGTCTCCGTCACGAAGATGTTCGCTGTACCATCTGGAGTAGTCCAGCGAAACGAATACATTGGAAAGGTATCAGTCTTCGTCATCGTCGTCATCATCGTCGTCATCCTCATCGTCATCGTCTTCATCCTCGTCGTCAAAGAAGTCCATATCTACGAGGTCATCATCTTCATCCTCCTCTTCGTTGTCGATGGGAAGATCATCATCCGCAGGCTCATCGTTGATGATGGCGTAGTCAAGGCGACGAAGGGCAGCATGCAGTTCCGCAGGAGCTTCGTATCCTTCGGAATCGAGAGACGCATCTAGGATGTTGAGAACATCTAGGATGCAAGTACGCACGGGCGTGGAAAGATCAAGATGCCGTGCGATGAGAAGACGAACATCACGAATGGCGCTCACTTATTACGCTCCTTCTTGGCGTTGTCGAAGTAATCTTGAGCTTCTTGCCCAAGGATGGAGATCATGTAGTTTACAAGCTCGAACTGACGTTTGCCCTTGTAGTAAGCTGGACCTGACGCATACTGATAAACCCAGTTAAGCCTGTTCACGAGAGCTTTGAAGTTCTCGATGTTGCATTCGAAGATGTCGCAGCGTTCGTCTTGGAGGAGGTGTGGCGTAGTCATGTTTGTGTGTGTTGTGTTTAGCTGGGCCACCAGTATGCGATGTCTTCGTAGTTGTCCGGTACATCTGGAAACTTGGGGCGATAGAACTCAGGATCTTTGCGTACGAGATTGCACCTGTGCGTGAAGGTTAGCTTGTCACGTTGCAGAGGATCTGCCCACCAAGAAGGAACGATGTACTCATGCTTATACATCTGCGTACGGAAGAACTCGGAGAGTCCTGCGTTGTCTGCGATGCCGCGATGATCACACTCTAAGCATATCCGATAGCCGTAGATGCAGAGAAGGGATTCGTATCCGCGCCACATACGAACGGCTGGATGGTTACGCCATCCGATTGCAGGGCCGACGTAATTACCTTTTGTATCTAGACGAATGCCACGCGCAGCGTTGTAGATCTGGAATGTTTCTACGCGCTGCTTGTTTAGACGACGATCATCTAGAGATGATGCGGTTTGTTTGAATGATTTGTCTGTCAGAAATGTTTGCATGTTTTTGTGTGTGGATGAAATAAGTTGTTGGGGGTATGGTACAAAGGTAGGGGGAGGACGGTGCGGAGTCAAGGGGTCCGTGCGGGGGCGAGGATGGGGCGAGGGGCGATTCGGGGTACGGTGTAGGGGGAAGGTACGGTGCGAGGGGGCGAGTCCCGTGTAGGGGCAAGGAGGGGCCTTTGCGGCCCTGCCCCGGCGGGTGCAGCCGCCGGTAAGCAGGGACCGCTCAGGCGTATCAGAAACAATTACACACTCTCACGCAAGAGTCTTAAGAACTCTGCTTGCATGGAGATAGAAGACTCTGCAAAGTTACGTTGTCCTTCCACGCCAGCGTCGATCAATGCTTGCTTGCGTTCGAAAGTTTGCATCATGAGGAGATCAACGGAGTCTGCAACGGAGACGTAGTACACAAGACATCCATGCGGATCGTTGAGTCTTCCCCATGCACGGCCTTCTGCTTGATCGTGAATCATGGGATTCCAGCCAAAGTCATTGAAGACGATGGCGGATGCAGCCGTGAGGTTGAGCCCTTCGCGTCCAACGTCTAACGTGAGGACAAGATGCTTGACGTTAGGATCGTTGTTGAACTTGTCCTGCATGGCGGTGCGTGTGTCCTGATCTGCATCTCCGGTGATCACATCGCAGAAGAGTTCGTTGCCTAGAAGATTTGCAGTCTCCTTCCATGCCGTGAAGACGAGACACTTCTCGCCGGACTCTTCGAGTGTGCGCGCATACTCTGCGGTGTGTTCGACCTTAGCTTGCGATACAACTTGGCGGAAGCGATTGATCTGTGCGAGAATCATGTCAGGCACTTCCTTCTCTGTGCCGTCGAGTGCTGTATAGATTCCGTACAGAACTGCATCGTACTTCTTCTTCCACTCTTCGGATAGCGTGATGGTGTGGTGATCACGAATCTTAGCAGGAAGATCCTTGAGTACGTCAGTCTTCTTGCGTCGGAACATGAAGGGAAGAAGATCACGTTGCATGCGGCGAGGAGAAAGGACTACCTTGCCATTCGCAGAAAGGTATGCGCGTGTGAATTCTGCTTCGGAGCCGAAGGTAGAGTCGTCGAGGATGTTGAGAAGTGCGAAGAAGTCTAAGCCGTTGTTGACGAGAGGCGTTGCGGTGAGGAAGAGGAAGGAAGGAATCTTGCGAAGCATAGAGAGAACCTTCCATCTACTTGTCTCACGATTCTTGATGTTGTGTGCTTCGTCTACAACGCAGAGATCGAAGGGGGATGCGGAGATGGCAAGACCCCAGAGAGATGTGTGCATGTTCTCATCGCGAATGATGGAACGTGCAAGAGAATCGTAGGTGATGACGAGGTGTTGAATGGATGTATCTTGGAGAAGCTGGATTGCTTGCGGAGAAGGAGATGTGCCAAGAAGACGGATAGCATTCTGCCCGGTGAGCTTCTTGATCTCGCGCACAAGGTTGTTGCAGAGAGCAGGCTTCGTAACCCAGAGTGTGCGAGCTTGACGAATGCGAGCGTATGCACATGCAACAGCAGTCTTGCCAAGGCCCGTGTCTAGTGCCAATACCTTGCGCGGTGTTCCGCGCAGAAGATATGCAAGAGCAGCGCGCTGGAAAGGCTTGAGAGAAACAGAGAGAACATCTGGAACATCTCCGTCCTCCGCGAGTGCGAGCGTTGCAGTAGAAGATTCACGGGATAGCTGTTCGTGGATGAGGAATGCAGCTTGCTTGTCGAAGGAGATGCGAAGATCGGAGTGATGCT